CGCCTCGGCAACAGTGGCGACAAATTGCCGTGGAACGGCCGTCTGTTCGGTCAGGGCACCGACGTCGCCGGCTACGAGATCGTCGATCCCGGCGATCCCTTTACCGCGCAGCTCATCGCCGACGGCTCGATCGTGCTGGAAAACCCGCAGACGCAGCCCTCGCCCGCGCCCGCCGACGCCGGAAACGGCGGCGCGCACGCCGACCTCTGAGGAGTTTTTGAACCATGAGCGGCATCCAGCTCAACAACATCCCTGGCAGCGGCCTCGTCGCGCCGATCTTCGCCTTCGAGGTCAATTCCGGCGGGCAGTACACCAGCGTCGACCGCATGATCCTGGTCGGCCACAAGACGAGCGCGGGCGCGATCGCGCTCAACACGCTGACGCCGGTCGGGTCGCAGCAGGACGCGGATTATTACGCCGGGCCGAATTCGATGCTGCGCGAGATGGCGCGGCTCGCCTTCGCCAATGCGCCGGCGACGCCGGTCTGGCTGCTCGCGGTCGACGACACGGGACTGACGGCGCGCGTCGACACCATCACCATCGGCTCGTCGGCGCTCGTGCCCGGCCAGGGCATTCTGGAGATCAACGGCGAGCGCATCATCATCGGCATTTCCGCGACCGACACGACGACGACCATCGCCGCCGCCGTCGCCGCCGCGATGAACAGCTATTACAACGCGACCTCGGGCGCGCAACTGCCGATGACCGCGACGTCCTCGGGCGCCGTCGTCACCTGGACCGCCGCGCACAAGGGCCTGCTCTACAACGAAATCGACATTTACGTGCCGACCGACGTCTCGAACGTCTTCGCCATCTCCGGCGCGGTGACGGGCGCGAACGTCACCGCCGGATCGGGCGCGCCGACCGCGATCAACACGGCGCTGGCGACGCTCGGCGACAGCCCCGCCGACGTCCTCGTCTGCCCGTGGAGCGACGCCACCTCGACCGGCTATTACACGAGCCTGACCAACGACGTCTCCGGCCGCTGGGCCTGGAACCGCCAGTCCTACGGCCATGTGTTCGCCGCCTCGCGCGGCAATTTCTCGGCGCTGACGACGCTCGGCCTCACGCTCAACGACCGGCACCTCACGGTGCTCGGCTGTTTCGCGCCGGGCGCGCGCGGCACGCCGCACATGTCCTGGCAATGGATCACCGCCGCCGCCGCGCGGCTCTATCCGTGGCTGACCGACGTGACGACGGGCAATATCGCGCGCGCGCATGACGGGCTGTCGCTGATCGGCATCAAGCCGCCGCGCGACCGTTCGCTCTGGCCGAACTACAACAGCCTCAACGCGCTCAACAATTCCGGCATTTCCACCTGGAAGGTCGCGGCCGACGGTTCGGTCTGCCTGTCGAAGGTCATCACCACCTATCGCACCGGCGTCAGCGGCAACCCCGACGCGGTGTTCCGCGACGTGCAGACGCTGTTCCAGGCGTCCGAGGGCCTCAAATATATCCGCGCGGGCTGCGCGGTGCAGTTCGGGCAGAAGGCGCTCGCGAATTCGAACCCCGGCTCGCTCGGCGCGATCGTCACGCCGGTCGACATCAAGGCGGGGCTGGTCGCGATCTACAGCGAGCTTTGCAATTTCGGCGTCTATCAGGACGCCGACACCTTCGCCAAGCTGGTGCAGGTGGCGATCAACGCCAACAATCCCGACCGCGTCGACGTGTTCATGCCGATCGAGACGGTCAACCCGCTCGACATCCTCGCGGTCAACGCGACGTTCTACAAACAATATCCGAACGCCAACCTCAACGCGGCTTGAGCCGGAATAAGGAGATAGGACAATGGCCAATTTTGGCGGCCTCATCCGCTTCACCTACGACGGCAACCCGATCACCATCCGCGCCAAGGTTGACATCGAGCCCGGCGATTTCTCCTTTACCGTCGAGCACAACCAGAACGGTTCATACGACCGTTACGCACAGCCGATGGGACCGATGGCGGAGTTGGAGTTCGTCGATTCCGTCGACGGCGTCTCCCTGCAGTCGCTCGACTGGAACAAGATCATGCAGGGCGGCCCCTACAACATCGCGATCCTCGAAGACACGAACGGCATCACGCATCAGTTCACGGCGGCCAGCTTTGTCGGTCGGGCGAAGATCGACCGTCTGAAGGGCATCGTCACCGGCGTGACGATCCAATGCCGCACCGGCGGCTACAAGCAACTGACGACCTGACATGCCAGCTTTCGAACACGTCCTCGCCGAGCCGATCGAGCATTTCAACCGCAAGATCGAACGCGTGTTCCTGCTGGAGCCGCGGGCCAAGCATCTCGCCAAGTTCGGCGAACCGCAGATGTCGGTGTTCAACGGTAAGACCGGATCGTCCTACGATGTCGACAACGACGACGCCGTCGCCAAATATCTCGACGAGCTGCTTTCGACGGACGGGCGCGCGCCGGCCGACGGTGGCGGCAAAACGCTGTTCGCGCAGCTTTCGCTCGCCGACGGGATCGCCGTGCGCGACGCGCTATTCGGTTTTTTCGTCGCGGCCAAAATGAAGATTATCTCCGCGCGCTCGACGTCCTCGTCTTCGGCTGGAAGCTGATCGACCTCGTCGCCGCCGACGAACTGTCCATGTCCGACATCGAACGCCACATCGCCCGCCTGTCCGGCTGGAGCGATCGGCAGAAGAAAGCGCGCTGAGTGGGCGTTCTCGAAAGCAGGCTCGTCATCTCCGCCGTCGATCAGACGGCGGCGGCCTTCGCCAGCGCGGAAGCGCGCGTCGCGGCCCTGTCGCGCGCGGTCAACGCGCAGTCCGGCATGGTCGGCGCGGCGGGCGCGGCGGCCGGGCGCACGGCGGCGAGCGAGCGCGCGATCCTGGCGAGCGGCGCGACGATGGGCGCCATCGCCGGCGCGGCCAAGCAGGCGGCCGGCTATGCGCTGACCATCGGCGCGGGCGTCGCCGTGTATCACGCCGTCAAGGCGGTGGCGGCGCGCCAGCACGAGCTGGTGCGCATGGCGGTTTCCGGCATGAGCCGCGGCGAGATCGCCGACGCAACCGAAGATGCGGCCAGGCTCGCGACAGAGACGCCCAACATCGGCATGACCGAGACGATGCACATGCTGCGCAACGCGCGCTCGATCGTCGGCACCTATCAGGAAGCGGCGGAAATCGCCGGACCTATGATGAAGCTGCGCACGCTCGCGCAGCTCGCGCGGCCGGGCCAGGATGTTTCGGAAGATTTCGATCAGCTCATCAAGGGCCTCGAAATCAAGGGCGTCACACAGAACCCGAAACAGTTCCGCGAATATATGGAAGGCATCGCCAAGGGCATCAATGTGTTCGGCGACACGCTGAAGCCCTATCAATATTACGAGATGTTCAAATACGGCCGGCAGGCGACGCCGGGGTTGAGCGAACAGTTCATCCTCTCGACCGCGCCGACGCTCGCGCAGGTACTCGGCGGCTCCTCTTATGGCCGCGCGGTCAGCGCGTTCAACGCCGCAGTCGTCGGCGGCGTGATGAAACATTCCTCGCTCAAGGAATTCCAGCGCCTCGGCCTCATCGCGCCCGAAGACCTCGACTATCTCAAAACCGGCGAAGCCAAGGGGCTCAAACCGGGCAAGGGATTGATCGGCTGGCAGACGGCGCAGGCCGATCCTAACTCCTGGGTGCGCGATTATCTGATCCCCGCGCTGGACAAACTGGGCGTCAAGGACAAGGCCGACGTGATGAAGGAGATCTCGACGCTGTTTCAAAATCAGATAGCCGGGCAGATGGTCAGCCTGCTGGCGACGCAGCAGGCGCGCATCGAAAAGGACGCCGACCTCATCCGCAAGGCGCCTGGTCTGGAGGCCGCCGACAAGGCGTTGCGGGAGGACCCCACGCTTGCTTGGCAAGCGCTGAATGCGTCGATCGAAAGCCTGACCGCGGCGATGCTGGATAGCGTCAATCTCGCCAGCGGTATGACGAGCGCGGCGCAAGCTATTTCCCGCTTCACTTCGGACCTTGAAGTGGAAAAGAAGGCGCAGGACGCCGGCGCGCCCTCGCCTGGCACCGCCCGCTTCCGGCGCAAGCTCAACCGCCTGTTTTTCGGCGTCGATACGGAAGATTTCGACGAGGCGAACCGGCTCAACTCGCAGGCGCAGGAAGACATCGATTTCGGCCGCAAGGCGCATGACATCGTCGTCAAGGCCGAGAAGCTGCAGGGCATCATCGCTTCCTCAAAGGGCGCGCAGCGCGCCTCCGCCGTGGGCGAGTTGAAGCAGTTGCGCGAGCAGGCGTCGCGCGCCCGCGAGGAATGGCGACAATCGGTCGCGCGACGCGGCGAGGACGCCTATGCGGTGCGGCTGTCGATGGACGGGCTTTACGGCCGCGGCCAGGTCGCGCGCTCGACGCCGCGTTTGCAGGATTACATCGACCGCGCGACCACCGAGGCGCAGATCCGC